ACGCTTTTTACAATAACCAATAATAACAATAACATAATAGCTTTGGCTGTAAAAGCCGGTAATTGGTTTGAATTATCTTCTGGGCATTTGAGACAAAATTGTAACACATTTACTGAGCAAGATGAAAATGTTATTATTAGAAACTATATTTCTCGAAATGACATTATACATATAGCAATATCTTGGAGTAATGATGGTAATTATATGAGTAATAAAGACACTTTTAGATTCTATATAAATAATACTTTAATGTATATAAGCAAAAAGACTTGGGAAGTGTCTGACACTAAATCGGCTTTGATAAAGCTAGGTGGGGGAAATACTCAATTTGTTTCTAACTTTGAAACTTTCGGCGGTGGAGTTTTTGATAATGTTAAAATTTATGATTATTGTAAAGAAGTTTTTAATATAGATAGTGAAGGTATGGAGAGAGATGTTTCTTATACTGCCAACGATTTCACAGAAATTTCGTCTGATAATATAAATTTTTATGGTGTAGGTTCTGCTAATCTTCCGATAATATTTCAAGCAGTTCCTCCAGGTCAAAAGAGAACTCTATATGTAAGATCAAACAAAAATTATTTATTTGAAAATAGTACGAAAACAGCTAATATAATAGCTTCTTGGTTAACAACAGTTTAAGGAGAAAATTATGGCGAAGTACAATTTAATTAGAAATTCAATATTTAAATCTGTAACTACTGCAGGGACAGGTAATGTGAATCTGTCTTGGGCCGAGTTAGAATATTTAATGGATGGAAAAACACAATATACCCCACCGGCTAATAGTGTAACCATTAGTGGTTCTGATGTACTTTATTTAGAATTAGATCTTTCATCAAGAATAAAAGTAGACGGAATGCGTTTATATATGACAAGTTCTACCGCTTCTGGTACTATACTATCAGATTATTTAAATTTTTATTATAAAAATTCATTGTCTGATAGTTATTTAGAATGTTCAAAATCTATAAGTAGTGGTTATTATGAAGCTACGATTCCTTCACCGTCTGCTCCAAGATATTTAGTTTGTGTAGTTAGTGGGACTTCGCCTAAATCTATTTTTGAATTAGTTGTATATAATGATGATTATATAGTTGTTTTTGGCAGCGACGGCCAAACGTATGCTGAATATCTAGAAGATACACCAGTTGGTGAGATTGGTGACCCGCAGGCTGTAGCTATTTATAATAATTCTACTGGAACTCTTGGTGCTGATGCTTACACATGCGTTGATTGTACTGGTACTGACGCAGATTACTATGTAGAAATTTCTTCCTCGGAAAATGGAACTTATTATTCTCTTGAGGATGGTGTAATATTAGAAGACAACCATCTAGACTCTATATATAATTGGAGCCAAGGTAGCCACGATGGTACATCTACCTCCGGTGATAAAGTGATTGTAACAAATGTGTATAAATCTGATCAGTTGTCTCAAATACCGTTGAGTAATAAAGTAGAGTCTTTTGCTTGTAGAGAGAGTTGTATGTCTTATGACGCTGTGAACGACAAGATATATGTTATGGGTAGTGATAGTATTTTAAAACTTTGGGAATATGATAGGTATACTGATACTTATACTTATAAGAGTGAAATAAACCCAGCTGGGTCTATTGATCACTTTAAACATGCGTGTATGGTTTATTTGAATGGTTATGTTTATGCCATGAAAACTAATGATGGTGTTTTTGGAAGACATGATTTATCGGGTGTTTTTGGTAATTGGTCTGCCTTAGCATCACATCCAAATGGCGCCACTAGTTACGACCAGCCTGTAGATAGAAACCTTTGTACGGATGGTACTAGATATATTTATTGTATCGACCATGGGTATAGAAGAACTACAAAAAGATTTGCAAGGTTTGACACTGTAGCTCTAACTTGGGCTTCTCTTAGTACAGATTATTCTATTTCTAATGACACAAGCTATTCTAATCATTGGGTATACTCTAATTTATGTTTTGGAACTGATGGTGTTAAAAACTATGTGTATTACTATGGTGGTAGGTGGGGAGGACAAGACCCAGTTTTTAAGGAACAATATGTACAAAGATATGATATTTCAGCTGGTACTTGGGATAATACATATTTGGACACATCTCAGTTTAATACTGCATATAATAATAGTTACGATTGTAGAGTTATGACTTATTATGATAAACAACTTTGGTTTAAATTTTCAGGTGATAATACTCATCTCTATTGTTATGATATATTAACCGATGTTTTGACAACTTATGGTGTTGATTTCGACGTTTATCAACCAGTGGCTGAGCCTGCTAGTTATTTAACTTCTAATTATATGTTGGCTGTAGCCCCCGATGAAAACTCACCCACCAAAGCTAAATTGTTTATTGGTAATGTTATTACTGATAGAACTCGTTTGTATTCTTGGCCTGGTACTACTGGCGCTACTTATACAACTCCAATTTTTAAGTTAGATAATAAATACAATGCAAGCTATTTTATTATAGATGGTACAGCAGTGAGTAGTACAGGTAGTATTAGTTATGACCCTGATGTATATAATGGATCAATAAGAATTAAAAGTAGTGATACAGAGCCTATTCCTTTGGTTGAAGCCTGGTATTCATACGAGAGTGGTGGATTTGGATATATAGCTAAATATATACCTTATAGTAATGCTCATACAAAACCGGTAGGATCATATTTTGTAAATTATAATACTGGTGGTTACCCAACAGCACAGGCTGTTTCTAATATTAAAGAAAGAATAGCTATTTCGGCTTTTGGAACTACTTGGTCTAATAGTTTTCTATATGTACTTAACAGAAGTGGAACAACTCTTTATTCAAAAATATCTGGAACAGGTAGTAGTATATATGCTTTTACTATATTAGGATTTGATAAATGGGGCGGAGTTTGGTGTTATGGTACAGCTACTAAGTATTTGCTACATTATAATTTTAATTTAGCTAGTACTTTGGCTTCTATTTATGACGGTTCAGATTTTCTTTATGATTTTTCAGTGGATTGGGAGGGCGATGGTGTTTGGTATACGAATAAAAATACAAATCAAATTATTCATTTGAACTCGGGGGGCACTACAACGCTAACTGTAAACCAAAGACAACCAAGACCCTTATGTGCTAATCAGGATGGAACGGTGTGGGTTAATGATTGGATTGATTACAAAGTAAGGAAGTTTAATGCTGATGGAACTATAGCTCTAGAGATTTCTGTTGATTATAATTTTACTAAAATAAGAAATGATTATTTTAATGGATTTTGGGCCTATAACGGAACAGTTGATAATGTATATCATTATAATAGCTCTGGTATTAAAGATGTAGATGTTCATTTTGATAGGATTGATGGTATATCTACACATCATGAAGGATGCACTGTTTTTGACACTGGCGCAAACGTTGCTTATTTTTTAAATTGGTCAGGTACCATATATAGAACATTGAATGTTGAATCTGAAGTTTTATGCCCAGAAATGTTTTCATTGTCTTACGACAAAGACAAGGAGTGGAATCAGAGTTTAGTTCCTCCGTCATATGATCCTGTGTGGGGAAGCTCTTCTGGTAATTTAGAGTGGGAAGAGGTTAAAAAAGATGGTTATTTTTTACCTAAAGTTAGATTTCATCAACTGGCTATCACTTTAAGAGGGGACGCAACTTTGGAAAAAGTAATTTTAGCCCCGGCTGTGAAAACACAAGATATAGCACCGGGGACAAGTAAAAATATTTATGTTAGAACTAATATTCCATATGGAACAGACGCAACAGATTATGAAACTAAACTTAGATCTTGGTGGGGGGAGGTAGAATAAAATGGAAGCAACATATGTAAGCACAAATAGCTTTACTGTGGTGGGAGATAGAACTTCAGAATTTGTTACTGGGAGAAGAGTAAAATTTAATTGTGGACCAGACGGTACAAGATATGCAACCATAGTTTCTTCCTCTTATTCCTCACCTGATACAACTGTTATTATAGATGAGACTACACTTACGTCTAATTTGTCAGAGGTTTTATATGGTATCATCTCCCCCGGAACAATAGGTAGTATACCTGTGCACTCCCACGATGGCTCTGAAGGAAGTGGTGGTACTATTAGTGGTACTGGAGGAGGGTCTTCTGATGTTCAAAGTTTTTTAGATTTAACAGACACACCATCCTCTTATGATAATGGAAAGTATTTGAGATCCACTGCTTCTGGAATAGAGTTTTCTGATGTAATCCTAACTTCTTCTGGTAGTTTGCAATGGAGACTTAATGTTTCAGATGACGGGACTTTATATACAACAGTAGTTTAAAAGGAGATACGAATATGGCTTGGTTAGAAGATTGGGCTAGAAGAATAGAATTAGTTGTCGATGGTAGTAAAATGGAAGGAGAAATTTAATACATGTCAGCATATTTGGGATATGGTTTTGTAAAAGGCTGTTTCACCGAAAATGGTTATGTTTTGTTGTCTGACAAATATATTAATAATAAACAAATGTTGAGTTATGTTTGTCCAAACAATCATCACCATAGTATTTCTTGGTCGAATTGGAGAAAAGGTGCCAGATGCCCATATTGTGCTAATCGCCCGCCTGTGGGTATAAGTTTTATTAAATCTGAGTTTAAAAAAGAAGAATATGTATTATTAACAACGAAATATAAAAACGCTCATCAAAAATTAGATTATATGTGTCCAGAAGGCCATCATCATAGTATTACTTGGAATAATTGGCAACGAGGAGAAAGATGCCCTTACTGTGCTGGAAATGTAAGATTAGATATTAGTTTCATTAAACAGGAGTTTAAAAAAGAAAATTATATACTTTTAACGAATAAATATAAAAATGCAAAACAACAATTAAAATATGTTTGTCCTAATAGGCATAAACATAGAATTAGTTGGTCTGATTGGAAACAAGGCAATAGATGCGGTATTTGTAAAATGTTCAGAGGGCGAAAGCAGCAACATGGGTGTTGGAAAGGAGGCATCTCTTGCGAACCTTATTGTTCTGTTTGGAAAGATAAGGAATATAAAGAAGATATTAAAGCCAGAGACAACTACAAATGTCAAAACCCAGATTGTTGGAAAACAAGCGAAAAACTCGTTATTCATCACATTGATTATGATAAGAAGAATTGTAAGCCAGGAAATTTAATAACTTTATGCAATTCCTGTAATGTACGGTCTAATTTTAACAGAGAGCGTTGGCAAAAATTATACTTTAGGATGTGGAGATCTAAATATGGCGACTGCTAGTGGAATAAATTGCTATCAAATTTGGATAGAAAGCAACAATAATCAGTGGGTCGAATATAGTGAGGTTGAGTGGTCTGTTTGTGTTCCTGGTTTGCTTAATCAAATATGGACAGACAACGAGTATATTTTTGTGGCAGTTGATTTTGGTTTAGAGATAGTAGATTTATTCTCGGAAAGTAAAATTGCGTATATACCATATTTAACGGGATTTAATACCGTTTGGGCCGACAATGAAAAAATTTATTTGGGAACTACAAATAGTGGAATAAAATATATCTATAAAACATGTATCAGTGGTTCTATTTCTACACCTTATGATTTATCGAATTGTTTGTTAGATTATAATTCTCCATATGGAATTTCTTCCCCGGAGATTAAATATATTCATGGTAATGGTAACAAATTAATGTGTTGTACTTCCTCAGGTATAGATATTTACTGGGGAGATTTTGGATATAGAAGCACCGCTACTATAAGTGGCACAAGAAAATGTTTTATGACTTCAACTGGGAAGTTTTATTATACAAGTATTAGTGGAAACGTTTGGTCGCTTAATAAAGTATCTAAATGCCTATGGGATTGGAGTCAGCCAGATTATACCTATTCTACAGGAGGAGATATTTTAGCCTCGGGGATAGAGATTAATGATATATTTGTAACAGAAAGAACCGCAGCTAATGGAATTGATGATACAATTTTTCTGGCGACGAGTTCAGGAGCATACATCATAGACTCTGGTTCTAATAATTATAATATATATTATAAGGAGTAATTAATATGGCTTGGTTATCAAATTGGACTAGACGAATAAAATTAACAATAGATGGTAGTAAAATAGATGAAAATCTTACTGATTTTCCTGTTATGGTATCACTAGGTTCATCCAGTGCTTTTTTTGATGAGATAGGAACATCCAGTCATAAAGTTGCATTTACTACTAGTGATGCTGTTACTCAGTGTTACGCCGAAATAGAGCATTTTGATTTTGATGCTAAAAAAGCCCACTATTGGATTAAAGCCCCCACACTTAGTTCTGGTACAAATCAAGTGTTTTATTTATATTATGATAGTACACAATTAGATAATGATGATTATATAGGCGATGTGGGGGATGTGGTAGCACAAAGCGTTTGGGATTCAAATTTTGTGGGTGTTTGGCATTTAGGAGAATCTACTGTTTTTACGAATTCATCTTCTAATCTTAACAATGGTGTTGCTTCTGGAAAAATTGGCACTACAAATATAGCATTATCAAAAACCTGTTCTCAAAGCTCTACTTTTGTTGCTGAGGTGGCGTCTCATGCCGTTGATAACAACACTGGTACTAGAGCAGTTACTGGTAATGTTGGCGTAGGGGATTGGTGGAGAATTGATTTAGGTGCTGTTTATGGTATTGGAAAAATACAAATAGTAAAAAATCTTGGAGATCGGCCAAGATATTATTATATTCAAACAGCAAATGACTATAATTTTACAGTAAATTTAGTTAATATAGTAACAGGTAATGAAACAGCCACTACAGTAACATGGGATACATCAAATTTTGGTATTAATGTGTCAACTAGATATATACGCCTTATAACAAGAACATCTTCTCAATATATAGACACACGTGAATTTAGGGTGTATGCATATGTGTTAGACACTTTTACAGGTGTTGATGGAAAGATAGGAAAAGCTATAGATTTTGGAGGCAATGGTTATATAAGCGTAGGAACGAACGCATCTCTTGATACTACAACAGCATTAACATATGAAGCTATTTTTAAAACATCTACAGTTGCTTCCCAATTTCTTATTACTAAATATAACAATGGTGTTGATTATCAGGCAGAGCTGCATATAAACAATACTGGTAGTTTGGCCGCAAATGTTTATGATGGTGAGTTGTCTGCGTCAAATGCCAACACCGATAGTGGATTAGGGGGTAACTATATTGATGATGAATACCATTATGTGGCAACTCGTATAGATGTTGGTGGTGGATCAGATAGCGCTGAACTCTTTGTTGATGGTATTTTAAATATAAAAGGCGCTACTTCGATTTCTGATATTAACTCTTTAGCTTCTGTACCTACTCAAATAGGTGAAAGATATAACACCACTTCTGCTCTTGTTATGGATATATTAGATGAAATAAGAATTTCAAATATAGCACGTTCTCCCGAGTGGATAAAAGCTACATACTATAGTAACTGGGGCACCTTAATTACGTATGGAAGCGAACAGTTAAAACCAGGTTTTTATTACTCTGGTTATATAACAGAGCTTTCCTCCCCTGTGAGTAGAGAAGTCAGAATATACAATAGGATTACTGGAGAGCTAGTGAGTAGCACGACGTCAAGTGGTATAGATGGTTACTACTATTTAACCACAGTAACTAGTGGGGAACACTATATAGTAGTTTTGGATGATGATACTGGTGAAACTTATAATGCTTTAATAAATGACAAGCTTTTGCCGAGGGGGACAGTATAATGTCGTATGATTTTAATTTTTCTGAATCTGGTTATACACCAAGCTATGATTTTGATTTTGGAGAGCAGCCTTATGAACCCAGCATATACTACATATTGGCTGGTTTAAGTAATAGTTTTACATCTATTTGGGCGGATGCTAACGCAAGTTTATCTAATAATAAAATGTATGTTGCTTCTGGTGGAGCGTTCTCTGTTGTGAATTTGTCAATTAATCAAACCATAGATAGATACACGAAAACTGTCGCCGGCGGAGCACAAGAAACCCTATTAGCAGAAGATATAGTAGATATAAATGTACATCCATAAGGAGAAATAAAAAATGTTAAGTGGTTGGCCTAATGTATATAAATTAAAGATAGATAGTTCAAAGATAGATTCCGATTTAACAAATTTTCCTGTCCAGATTGCATTGAATTCTAACACGGGAATAAATGGTTTTGATGCTTCTAAAATATTTGATGATCTGGACGTGTCTACCTATAATGAATATTTCACAGCCCCCGATGGGACACCTAACCCAGATCCTAACAAATGGTATGTATATGAAAATCCATTATCGACTTTTGAAGTAAAAAATAATAAAATGTATTTTTATTCCGCTACTCCCAGTGTTAATGATATAACTTCCTATATGGATAATTTATTTTATAAGATGGGGGATTTTGATATACAGATAGATTTTGAAATTATACAAAACACAGCCCCTAGTGCTAGTGTTAGCTATGTTCCTTCTTTTTATGTTAATTTTGACAATGGAAGCTATGTGTCTATAGGTAGAATTCGTACACCATCTGCTAACCAGTATGCGGTTACAACTAGTTTAGGTGTTTGGACTGCCATAAATGTAAGTCATGACACAGGTAAGCTGAGAATTACTAGATCAGGTTCTACTATCAAGGGCTACTATTGGACTGGTTCACAGTGGGAGTGGAATAGCAGTACCGCAGGATATACATTTTCTGATGTGGCCAACACCACTTATACTAGCAGAATACGACTTCTTTTTGCTCAGGATATTAATGCTACTGTAGAAATGTATGTAGATAATTTTATCATTAATTCTGGAAGTGTTAACTATATCGGCGGAGCCAGAAAATTGGTTCTCACAGATAGTAGTGATAATCTATTATATACAGAAGTAGAAAACTGGGATACGCCTAATAAAAAAGCCACACTTTGGACCAGAGTTCCTACGGTTTCTTCTGGGACTGATACTAATCTTTATCTTTATTATAATAGAGATTTTTATACTACAGCGTCTGGTTTAAACAATAATCACTATACTGGTAGAATTACTGATATAAATAATCTATTGTCCTTGAATATTAATGCTGAAGGAACATATGATACAACACAAACACATGCTCCTTGGATTATAAAAGAGTCAAATTCTTTTTATAAAATGTGGTACAGCGGTTATGACGGTACTAGTTATAGGATAATTTATGCTACATCATCTAACGGAATTGCTTGGTCTAATTTTCAATTAGTAGTGGACATAGGTTCAGAAGGAACATACGATAATTTGCATGCTTATGCTCCTTGTGTAATAAAGGAATCAGATTCTTCTTACAAGATGTGGTATACGGGGTCTGCTGATGGTGTAACCACTCGTATAATTTATGCCACTTCAACTGATGGAATTATTTGGTCTAATTTTCAATTGGTAATAGACGTAGGTTCGGAAGGAACATATGATACTGTTTTCGTTGGGTACCCATGTGTGGTCAAAGAGTCATCTTCTTCTTATAAAATATGGTATACTGGTCATAGTGGTGTGACTTATAAGATTTTTTATGCTACTTCAACAAATGGAACTGCTTGGTCTAATTACCAGATAGTATTGAATGAAGGCACCGAAGGCACATATGACTCAGTTCATGCTACTATGCCTTTTGTTATAAAGGAATCGGATTCTTACTATAGGATGTGGTACACCGGTCGTGATGCTACTAATTTCAGAATTATATATATTACTTCAACTAATGGAACTGCTTGGACTAACCCCATATTAAGTTTAAATAATAGTAGCCAGGGAGTTTACGACACACTTCATTCTTATGTACCTCGTATAATTAAAGACTCTGACTACTCATATAAAATATGGTACTCTGGTAATGATTCTACAAATGTAAGAATTATATATGCTTCATATTGGAATACTCATGTGTGGGATAATAATTTTATAAGTGTGTATCATATGTCACAAGATCCTAACATTGGATCTAGTTCCATCAAAGATTCTTCTGCGCATCATACTAATGGAACTCCCGCTGGTAGTATGACTACTTCTGATTTAATTGATTATGAGCCTGGCTTGGGAATAGACTTTGATGGTTCCAACGACGAAATTCAAATGACTAAATATTCTGATAGTAGTATAACTCTTGAAACTGTAGTTAGAGTAGACAATGCGTATAGATGTAATATATGGCTACAGGCTGCTGACGTTAATAACGTAGATTTTTGGATTGGTACAGGTTCCACAAATGCCACAGTGTTTGGTTTGAAGAATGGAGGTACCCAAGAAGCAGCTAATGGTTCCGTGCTATCTAATGGTAGTAAAAATTATTTAGCTGGTGCTTATGATGCTTCGACTATAAAATTATTTACAAATTTAACTAAAAATACAGCTGGAAAAACAATTTCGCCTCCTGATACAGGGACAAATAAATTTGCCGTTTGGAATGGTAATACTGGCTTTGGTGGTTGGGCAGATATGGTTTTAACGGAGGCGCGTCTTTCTAACATTGTAAGATCTGATGACTGGTTAAAAGCGTCTTATTACAGTAATTTTAATGATCTGCTTGGTTTTTACAATCTTATTTCATTTAGCAGTCCTATTCCTGAAGATTTATCCACTGTTTATGGTTTTAGTAAACAATTAGGTTTAATAACAACAATTAGTGGAGAAGATCTGGTTTATTATTACGATGCTTCTTTTTACAACGCTGTTGGTGATTCACAAATAGGTAGTACTATTTCTGGTGTTCAGAGTGGTAATTATGTTCATGCAACCATGAGTACTGTTTCTGGTGGTGTAAATTACCAATGGTATGTGATAGCTACAAGTAGCGGCATCAGTGCTACTAGTGATACTTATACTTTTACAAATAGATTTCTTTGTGAAGGAGTTGTTACTGACAGTGATGTTCCGGCGTCAGGTATACCAGTGAGGCTTTATAGAAGGAGCACCGGAGAGTTGGTTGGGTCTGATACTTCTTCGACGATAAGTGGTGTTTTTAGTATAGCCACTGATTATAATGAATACCATTTTATTGCAGCCTTTTATGATTCAAACGATACTAATGCGGTCATCGCTGATTGGCTGATGCCGGGGTAATTTTTTATGTCTAAAAAAATAGAATACAATTATATAAAAAAAGAATTTGAAAAAGAGAGTTATATTCTTTTATCTGATGGATATAAGGATAATAAACAAATACTAAAATATGTTTGTCCTAATGGTCATACTCATGGTATAAACTGGAATAATTGGCGAAATGGCCACAGATGTGTTTATTGTAGTGGTAAAGATAAGTTAGAAATTGGTTTTATAAAACAGAAATTTGAAGAGAAGGGATATATACTTTTAAGTAGTGAGTATATATATAACAAACAAAAACTTGAATATATTTGTAATAACGGGCATAAGCATAGCATTAGTTGGAATAGTTTTCAAAAAGGCGGGGGATGTTTATATTGTTCAAATCAAGTAAAAAAAGATTTAAAATTTATAAAACATGAATTTAATAAAGTTGGTTATATAGTATTAAGTGATAAATATAAAAATGCTTTTAGTGATATACATTATATATGTAATGCTGGGCATAAAAATAATACTAATTGGAACAGTTTTCAAAATGGTAAGAGATGCCCTACTTGTTGGGGAATAAGAAGATTTGGTTCAGGAAATCCTTCTTGGAAAGGTGGTATCTCTTGTGAACCATATTGTGACATCTGGTTAGACAAAGATTTTAAAGAAAGCATAAAAGAAAGAGATAATTATACATGTCAAAATCCCAATTGTTGGGGAACAAGTAAAAGATTAGCAGTGCATCACATTGATTATGACAAAAAGAATTGTGCTCCAAAAAACTTAATTACTATATGTACATCATGTAACGCAAGAGCCAATGGTAATAGAAAAGAGCATGAGAAGTACTATAAAATGTTTATGTCTAAGAGAGGACTATTGTAATGGCCGGTTACACCCCACAAGATATGCGTAATTTGCTTCTAAAGTTTTATCCTGGTGATTACTCTCCGCAGAGTATGGGTGGTGTTATTTTAAGTTTTAATCCAATAGTTGCGCAGTCTTCTATTGCTAACATTAGAGCCTCTATAAGCTCTGTGCCTTCTCCGGAAATTTATCAAGATACTACATACACTTACTTAAAATATTGTGAAAGATATATAATTGGTTATCACGCTAGTGGAGTGCATATACTAACTCGTAAATGTGTCTATGGTGGTATACGAGATTTAGGTGCTGAGTTAGTTGTATTTGAAAAGATATGGGAACATGGTTTAGACAATCTTCCTGCACAACTTTATGGTTGGGCAGTAATAGACCTGCCTTCGCTTTTACATGGTTGGGATACTAAAAATCTCGAAGCGTATTTACGAGGTTGGGCGATAACAGACTTACCTGGTTTTCTCCATGGGTGGGATACTAAAAATTTAGGAGCCCATCTAAGTGGTTGGGCTGTTAAGGATTTATCAGCATACTTATATAGCATTGAGCCCGCAGATCTAAAGGCTATATTAAATGTCATTGAAATTAGAGATCTGCCGGGTACGATTACTGGTGAGTGGTGGAAAGGTACCACAGATCTTGGTGGTGACATATGGAAAATATCTTTTCGGGGGTATAAGAATCTTCAGGGTATATTAAGTGGTTGGGCAGAATTTGATTTACAGGGCATTATAAATATAGTCTTTTCGAGAGATTTACCATCATCAATTTTTCCTTTAAGATCTATAGATTTACCTGCTTATATTTTTGGTGGTGGTATAGCCGCTTTATATGCCTTCATCCATGGTTTTGACACAAGAGATTTGGGAGGTTATTTGATGGGGGGTTTTGGCCCAGGAGATTTACAAGCCAGTATTTACGCTATTCCTCATCAAAATATTACAGCTTATATTCGTGGTTTTAAAGGCGTGAGAGTTCCGTTTGATTTGAGAGCCTTTACAGTAGGTAGTTATATATATGATTTAAATGCTTATATTTCAGCTGTTAGGGCCATAGATTTGGGTGCTTACCTTAATGCTCGTGGACAATCTGCTAATTTAGGAGCCTCCATTATACCAAAAACAATATTGATTAGAAAGGCTATATTAGTCGCACTGTTAGAGCATAAAGATCTGATAGCCATGATTAATTATAAGTGCCAGTTGTCGAAGGCTGTTGATTTATCAGCCTATGTCTATCCTTTAATGAAGTTAGATTTGAGGGCTGAGATTATAGGTTGGTTTGGTGGAACTTCGGATAATATAAAGGATTTAAGAGCTTATATAAATGTAGCTAATTATTTTGTTCAAGATAAGCTTGAATTGGTTGGTTTTGTCCCTGAAAAAAGTGAGGATAAATATGCCTCTTTAATACTGAGGTTTGGTGTTAGGGATAAATATAGTGTATTTGATGATATTGATATAATTTTTGGAACTCGATATAATGCTAATTTAAATGCTTACATTAATGGTGTTCTTACTAGTGTTAATCTACCAGCAACTTTAACACCTGTATGGGATTGGAATTATACGGAATTACCTTCTTGGGTTATACCTAAAACTCATGAGGTCGTAATAAATATTGAAAGATTTGAGGAGCAGTGGAGAAGATTTGTGGAAATAATGTTTGACAATTCAAATAGCAGTGATTATCATTATTTCTATGTCAGCGGAACAAGCAAGGTTTATAGATTGAATAGAGACGCTCATTGGACCATATGGGTAAAATCATATGTTCAAGATGACGAAAGTATAATAGATAGGAAGAATGTGAGATTTAAATACGGTTTTAATATGTCGAATTACAGTACTATAGATGATGCCGTCAGGGATCTTATAGATAGGGTTTCTGCTTATAGAAAGTCAGACTTACCAGCCAGTTTAAATGTAATTCCTCTAACTAAATATAAAGATTTAAATGCCTACCTAAGCCCAAAGGTTAAATATACTTGGAGTAATAATCTCAAAGCTTCCATAACTGTAGTTTAGTCTATACTTGACAAATAGATTTTAGTGATTACATTATTATAGATAAAAAAAATAAAAAAAATTACTTGACAAATTAAAATAAGTGCTTATATTATGTGTGTGTGGTTAGACGATTAACTTTTAAAGTTAAAAGTTGTTATTTTTATTAAATAAAACACATTCTTTATGTGTTTTGAAAAGGAAAAGGTATAAATTTATATTAAACTAACCTTTAAATAGGTAGAAAACAGATAAAAGAAAAGGAGAAGATTGTATGGAATTTTTAATTGATACTGCAGAATTGCAGAGAATTGCAGGTTTGTTAAGTGTTGCTGCTAAAATGAACACAGACGACCCGAGTGGAAGAATTTATATAAACGCAAAAGAAGACAATTCAGTTTTATTTTTAGCCAACAATGGTGAGACAGGAATTTCAGTAGTATCTACTAAAGCTACAGTTAAGGAATCTGATAGTGTAGTTATATCTTACGGTAAGACTAAATCTTTCATAACCTCGTTTACTCCTTGGAACGAGACTTATGGTGCCAAGGAGTTTTGTTTTAAGTCTACAGAAGCCGGTATGTTCATAACCGTTGTTAATGTAAATGAAGATGGTAAAAAATCTAAAGGCAGATTAAAATTAGATACTTACGATGTACATAGTGTTAGGCGGCCAGAGCCATTTAAGAAGGCTGATTTTATTCTAAATTCTTCGATTTTTAAAGCCGCATTAAATAAAGTTCTATATGCTATAGACCCTCACGATAGTCGTTCTTTTATTAGGGGCATGAATGTTCGCTTTGATAACGACTATATTTACTTTGCTGGGACAAATGGTACAAAACTTTCTGAATACAAAATTAAGAATATAAGTGAGTTGAAGAAGGGTAGTTTCATATTTCGCCATGATTTTATTATGGGTTTGAGGCGTGCTTTAGGTGATGAAACTCAAATCTTTTTTGAAATTGAAAAAGGTAAAATCAAGGTCAGTTTTGATGATGTTTATTTTTGGGGAAATCTTATAATTGGTGAAAATTATCCTGATTATAGTGATAACCTGGTTGATTTTACAGACGTCATAAGATTGAATAAAGATGTTCTTATGAATATACTAATTCCCTCCAAAGATGTTTTCAATCCCGATGATTATCATAGAATCACTTTCCACATAGATGACAGAAAACTTAAAATATATAATGATTATGCTTCGTTTGAGTATGAAGGTGAAATAGAATGCCCAAGAGAATTTATAATTGATGTTAGTGGTGCTTCAATGCTTGATACTATTAGTGCTATTAAGGATGATGTACTATTGCTAAAATTTTCTAATGATATGGGATGTTTGATTTTTGATTCTGGAAATTTCGAAGACCAGAAGGCTTTGATTACACCTATAAAGAGAAGATAGTATGGATAAAAAAACATTAGAATTAGTGAATAAAGTTAGAGAGAGTCTTGGTTCTTTAAATAATAAAGATTTGTTTACAAAAGAAGATAAAAAGTTGGAGGTTTTGTTGGAGTGTTGTAAAGACCTTCTAATTTTTATGGGGTATAAAGTGGTTAGTCCTAGCATTCCCCAGATGAATGTGAATAAGTTAGATGATTTAATAGAACTTTTTTACAGCTATAAGGCCTATTATCACCCAAAAGAATACAACCTTGGGCGTATGCCTATAGAAAGAGATAGAGCAGTTGCTAAACATTTTGTTGAAGGTAGAATGCAGAATGGAACTGTTAGTAAAAATGTTGCATTAAAACAATGTGCCAAAATAATAGAGACGGTTTTTAAGTATGAGTCTGATTTTAAATTTAAGTTTTCTTTAACATTTGGCATATTTGGACAAAATAAATTGGGTTGGGTTACGGAATTTGCTTTAAAGATCATTGAGAGGGAGAAGGCCAAGGAAAGCGAAAAGAAAAGCGAGGAACTAATTCAAGACTACGAGAGTCATTATATGGAAGAAGAAAAAGACATTCCATTTAATGATCTTGATGAGCTCCTGGGCAAAATCAAATCAAACGTATAATGGAGGAGATATGGGAAGGAAAAAGGAAGTAGAAAAAGATACAGATAAAGATTCGAAAGTGAATAAATTAGATGTTGCCAAAGAAACAATAAGAAAGAAATATGGCGATGTCTTAAAGAAAATGAGCGATTGTGGTGAATTAAAGATTCAAACAATTAGTACTGGTTCTCTAGGTCTTGATGTTGCTTTGGGAAGAGGTGGTTTAGCTCGTGGTAGGGTTTATGAGTTCTATGGTCCTCCTTCAGGAGGCAAAACTACCTTAGCAATAAATACTATTGCTGAAGCTCAGAGGAGAGGTTTGGTGTGTTGTTTAGCAGACGTTGAACATGCCGCAGACCCCCAATTATTTAAAGCTATGGGTGTTAATTTAGATGAGCTTTACCTTATTAATGACTTAATTGATGGGGAAGATTATGTTTTTGCTATGGAGCAAGCAGTTAAAAGTGGAGAGATAGATGTTGCAATCTTTGACAGCATTACTGCTCTTTTACCAAAACAGGAATCAGAAGCAGACATAGATGCTGATTTTTACGCTTTGCTTGGCAGATTGATGAGTAAGACTCTCAGAAGGTTTATTCATATTATTAATGAGACAAATACTTTGTTGATTTTTATAAATCAAATGAGAGACCAGATGGGCGTCTGGGGAAACCCAGAGAAAACTACTGGTGGAAATGCTCTACCTTTTTATGCAACAGGTCGTATTAGAGTAGAAGGTGGCGAAACAAAAAGCAGTAGAATTGTTAGTGCTACTGGTGAGGTTGTTGGTCATAAGACTAAATTTGAAATTAAAAAGAACAAGCTTGCCCCGCCCTTTAGAACGCATGAAATTAATCTAATCTATGGTCAAGGCTATGATATTTTAGAAGAATTGTTAGATTTGGCTACAAGTGTGGGTATTATAGACAAGTCTGGGTCTTGGTATAGTTATAAAGGTAGTAAGCTTGGTCACGGTGAACTTAATGCGAAGCAGAAATTACAGGAAGATCAAGCGCTACATGATGAGATAAGAAATCTTTTAATTGAACACACAGGTTTAAAGAAATTTTATGAGCAAAATATCTGAAGATGTTTTTAACTCTATAAGAAGGATTTTTCCTTTAAGTAAAGTTAAAAGAGAACATTATGTCAAGTATAGAGGAGTCAGATTATTTTTTGATTTCTTTATACTTGACTTAAAAGTTTTAGTAGAGGTTCAAGGCTCGCAGCATACTCAATTTACAAGTCATTTCCACTTGGACAAAGAGAATTTTAGTTCTCAGAGAAAAAGGGATAATTTAAAGATTGAGTATATAGAAAATAGCCCAGAACTATCTCTGGTTAGATTTAATTATGATGAAAAAATAACAGACAAACTTGTTATAAATAAAATACATAAAGCTATAAAAAGAGGTTTCTATGAGTAATATTATAATTCCAAGCAAAGACCGTGACTATGGTAAGGATTGTCGTGATTTTTGTCCGCTTAAAGATGGGACATTGACTGGTGATTTAAAGTATTGTGACCGTTCTCTGATTTGTAAACAAACTGATGTTTTTGCTTGTGGTTATGTTTCTCATTGGTATAAATTTCGAAATGAAGAAACAGGGGAAGAGAGTTTTGATTATTTCTGTACAGGCATGTATCCAAAAAGAGATACGGACGATAAGGTTGATAAAAAAGTTTCATAGAGGACTTGACAAATGGATAAAGAAGTATTATATTTTGATAAAGTAAAACCAAATGATTCTTTAATTGAAGAGATATTTAATTACGATGTAAGAACATTAGAAAATACAAATGATGTTGTATTAAGCAAATATGCTATAGCGTTGGCGCAGTATTTAATATATTTTAAGTCTCAGACTAATAAGACAAGAGTAGATGTTGGTAGAAAAAGACGTGTGCTTGATTCTGGTATTAATCAGCTAATAACAAAAGATATTTTGAAGCAGTACAAAACTAAATCAGACGCAGCTGGTTATCTTATATCTAATACGCAATATTTAAACGATCTTAATGAAGAAATAGAAATATTAAAAGACGAATTAGTTTTAATAGATGGGATAGATAAAACTGTGTCAGAGCTTATAGCTACTTTTAAAAGAGAATTGACAAGACGAGAGAACGAATTATACACAACAAGAAAAGAGAGAAGTTAATGAAAAAAAGAATTTCCAACGACGCAGATATAAAAGAAATGTTTTTGACGCCGGGGGATGAAAGAGCATTATTGTTTTATGCTATGCATGACATAAATACTTTTTATGATCTTTCTTCTAAAATATCCGTCAATGATTTTCTTAGGCATGAACACGCTTTGTTGTTTGCTGTTTTAGCATCTCTTCAGGGTAGAAATGTAACCAAATTTGATTTACCTCTTGTAATCAATGCTGCACAGTCTCAAGGTGTTTTGGATACTGTAGGTGGTGTTGAATATCTTCAACTAATTTATTCTATGGAAGCTTCCAAAAGTAACTATCCAATTTTTTTAGAAAATGTCCTAGAAGCCAGCACTAAATATAAACTGTATAGGAAATTAAATGAGAATGTATCAGAGGTAGAAAAAAATTCTAAAGAAGGAAAATCGAGTTCTGAACTTATAGGTATCGTTGAGTCTGGCATACTTGATTTATCTACTGAAAGTAAAGCCATAAAAGAGCCCATAAATGTAGCTGAAGGTTTGCGTGAGTGGATTGAAGAACGAAAAGATAACCCTATTGAGATGACAGGATTAGACACTGGGTATCCGATTCTTAATAAACAGATAGATGGTCTTATTCCTGGAACTCTTTTTATAATAGCTGCCAGAAAAAAGATGGGTAAGAGTGCTTTTCTTACGAATATAGCTATGCATGTGGCTTATAAACTGTTTAAACCGGTGTTATATATTGATACAGAATTGTCTTTTGCTGAATGGAGACCGAGAGTTTTAGCTAATTTGACTGGCATCGAAGAACGAATAATAAAACACGGTGGTTATACGAAAGAGCAGTATATATCTATACAAAAAGGTATCGAAATTATAGAAAATGGTAGATTTTTTCATGAGTATATGCCAGGTTATAATGTTGATAAGTTGATAGCTGTTTATAAAAAATTTAAAATAAAAGAAAAGATAGAACTTGGTGTTTTTGATTACATAAAAGAACCAGATTTAAAGAGCATAGAGCAGCAAAGAAAAGGGTATCAGATACTTGGCGATGTTACTACGAAGTTAAAGGACCTTTCTGGTGAATTAAACATACCTTTCATTACCGCCGTTCAACTTAATAGACAAGATGATATTGCCGACAGTGATAGAATTGCAAGATATGGTGATATAATAGCTGAATGGAAAAAGAGATCTGATGAGGAACTTGAGCATGTTCCTCTGGATGTGGGTGGCGCTTATAAATTAATAATAAGGGACACAAGACGTGGTGGTGGTACGCCGGAGGGTGGTATTTGTTATAAATTTTTTAAACCAATGCTCAGAGTAAGAGAAGTCCCAGCGCCAGATCAACTATTGAGGGATCTGTTTACAAGAGGAGATGTTGTAAATAATGACAGCAATGAGTATGTGGCCGGTGAAGATGAACTCTTATAAAGACAGAGACTGGAATAATTTTAAAGATGATCTTGAAAACATGAAGGAAGCTGTTGATTCAAGATATCTTTTAGAATCGCTTGGCTTCAAAATTGAAAGGGAGACAACAAAGGAATTGAGAGGCCCCTGTTTAATTCATGGTGGTGACAATAAAACTGCTTTTAGATTTAACAAAGAGCGAAAGAGTTGGGTTTGTTTTACTCATAAATGTCACGAAGTTTATGGTAATGACATAATAGGTCTCATAAAAGCCGTTCTTGGTATTGATTTTTTAGAAGCTGTAAATTATTTAAGAAACTTTGTTGGTGACATTAAAGTTAGGTCAGTTGAATTAAGAGCCAAAAGAGAAAGAGAACGTTTCATAGAATATTCTAAAAAGCCTAATTCTGAAATTGAAGATAAGAGAGTTAATGAGAAAGCTATTAAATATTATAAACCTTTTAGATCTCCTAGTTTTCCAAACGAGGGATTTTCTGTTGAAACTTTAGATTTTTTTGAAGTTGGTGGTGGTTGGGTAGACAAAGAGGGCGTGACTAGAGACGTTATCCCCATAAGAGATGACTCTGGTGTTTTAGTAGCATATGCTCTAAGGGATATAAGAAAGGAAGCTGATGATGATCGTAAGTATATATTTACATCCGGTTTTAGTAAAGATAAAGTTTTATATAATATGAATAATGCTAAAAGATATGGGATGAAGCTTCCATTAATAATAGTTGAGGGTCAAAAAAGTGTTTGGAAATTCCATCAACTTGGGATTCAACATTCCGTAGCAATTATGGGTTCAAGGATAACCAATGGGCAGAAGTTGTTGTTATATAAATATGCTTATAAAGGCGTTGTACTGATGTTTGATAACGATGTTGCTGGTGTTAATGGTATGCTGACTGCAGCTGAGGAACTTAAAGGTGTTCTTAACGTTAATTTTGTGTTCATTACTGAAGTAGACGAGAATGGAGATGGTCTAGGTCCTTCGGATTTACCGAATGATGTTATATTAGAGTATTTAAAATTTTATATTTAAAAAGGAGAATTAATTATGCAAGGTGAAAATTTTGTAAGTTTAGTTGGTAAGATTATGTGGCCAGATTTTAAAACTGTTGGAGAGAAGTCAAGTAAGTTGTTTAAAGCCAAGTTAGCAATTCCTATTAACGACGCTCCTGGAAAATTTCAGTATTTAAAAATTGCAGGCTGGAATGCAATGGCTGACGCTTTACATGAGGTTTCTGAAAATCAATTCATTAAAATACATGGTCATATTGAGGAACGTATGTATGATGGTAAATGTAAACACTGTAATGGCTTAGATAAAAAGTATTGGACTGAGGTCATTGTTGACAACTTTATAGTTGTGGAGGAATAAAATGTCTAGAAAAAAGAGAGATATAACTACTGAAACTAGGATAGTTGCTACACCCACAATGGCACTTCTACCGGCTAAGAGTTATTTGTTTAAGATGGTTACTGTTGGTGAGAGCGTTAAAATAACTATACCGAGAAAAGGTTCTTATTGTGGGCTGGATAAAGATGCTTATACAGAAGAAGACGGTGCTTTTCATATATATGATGAAGAAAATAAAGTTATATATATACCTTCAATATCTAAGGTTTTGTTTGGTGTAAAAAAATATCCAGATCTAAAAGCTAATCAACTTTTTCTACCAGAAATGTTGATTATTGATGATGAAACTGTGGATATTGTTGGTAAGGTCATAGAGATGTTAGACCCAGAAGAACAAGATCAGCGATAATAGGAGAATTTAATCATGAAGTGTATTAATTGTGAGAACGAAGTGGATAAGTTTTTTTCTGAAAGTTTTGTTTGCCCAGGATGCGGTGATTCTGTTGTTGTAGATTATTACCACTGTGATAAGTGTAATAATATGTGGAAAGCTCAGGACGACCAGCCGGTTTTTGGTTTTGACTTGGAGAATATGCCTATTCCTGAGAATATATTGGATATGTTTGACAAAATAGAAGAAGAACTTCTTAAGATGGAAGAGTCTGACACTATGAGTACTTTTATTCATAAATGCATACAATGTAATTCTATATGCTATGAGACGGAATCGGGTCGTTTTGAGTGTCCTGAGTGTGGGTTTGAGTGGGAGGTAATAAGTTGTGAATAAAAATTATTATGATATTCTTGGTGTGGACAATAATGCTTCTCCTGAGGATATAAAGAAAGCTTTTAGGAAGTTGTCTATGAAATATCATCCAGATCATAACCCTGATGATAAGGAAGCTGAAGATAAGTTTAAAGAAATAAATGAAGCATATTCTGTTCTATCTGACCCCCAGAAAAGACAAGAACATGATAATCCGTCATCTCCATTCGACCTCTTTGATGTTTTGAAAGGCTTTGGCGGTGTGAATAGAAATAATAGAAGATATAGACCAGAAGATCTTCCAATGAGGGGTAGAGACCTGAGGTATGTTATTGATGTTCCTTTTTATAAATTTATATTAGGCGGAGAAGAAGAGCTTTCAGTTGATTACGAGGATGTTTGTGTCCCTTGTCGAGGAAGAGGTTTTACTGCCTCAAAGACATGCCCAAACTGTAATGGATCTGGTCAGATTGTTAGCGCTCAAAGATCAGGTAATATGTTCATGCAAACTTCATCAGCTTGTCCTAATTGTAGAGGTAGGGGAGAGATTGGTACTGAAACTTGCGATTCTTGTACTGGTTTGGGTAGAATCAAAAATCACAGAGATCGAACTATTTTTATTGAGCCTAGCACCAGAGATGGTCATGTGATTGTGCATGAAGGTTTTGGTGGCGCTGGACTAAATGGAGCTCCCCCCGGAAATCTATTTGTCAAATTTAGAATGATAATGCCTGATGCAGATGTTTTAACTGAAGAACAGAAGGAGTTTATAAAAAATTTATAATGAGAAAATTGAAAAGCGGTATAATAAGTTTAGATATTTCATCTGTTTCTACTGGTTGGGCTTATTTTGTTAAAGATAAATTAAAAGCATTTGGCACAATAAAAATTAAATCATCTCTTGACAAAAGTAAAAAGTTGTCTATATTTAGGGTAGCTCTTGAAAAACTTTTAAAGAAGTATCCGTCAGAAAATGTGGTTATTGAAAACGGTTTCAGTGGTAGAAATGTTTCTACTTTAAAAACGCTATCTCATTTTTCTGGGGTAGCTCAAGAATGTGTTCGAACTACATTAGATATTGAACCCTATATAATGAATAACAAAGTTGTTAAGGCCTATTTTGAAGTTGTTACTAAAGAAGAATTATTTGAGGTTATAAAAAATATATTTAATTTTAAAGATTTTAATTTTAAAGAACATAATGATGTGTGTGACGCAATTGCTCAGGCAGTGTGTTATTATAATAATGTTTTAAAGGAGAATAAAAGTGGTATCTAAAAAAGAAATAATAAAAGTAAGTGCAACGAGGATTAGCTCTTTTTTAAGATGCAGATTGAAGTATTGGTTTAATTATCATGAGCATCTACCGAAAGTATCAAATCCCGCCTTTTTATTAGGTAGAGCGGTGCACGAATCGTTAGATTTAGCAGGTCAAATTTGGATGACTAAGGGATTTTTTACTGCTGATGATAGGAAGAAAATTTTAGATCTTTACGAAAACGTCAGTATTCGAGAGGGTGTTGAAGATTTGTCAATACATCAAGAAGGTAAACGTCTGATAAATAATAGATTAGATGATTTTGCTCTTGGTAAAGGAATTATCAGTCTTGAGTATGAGTTCGGTAACAAAGGTAATGATATAATTACTCCAGAGGGTGTTTATCTAATAGGAGCCATAGATAAAGTTGTAGAAGTTGATGAAGATACTTTATTGATTGTTGATTATAAAACTTCTAAAACAATCCCCACCCCAGATCAGCTTAAGGAAG